GAATGTACCTGATGTTGGAAAATCAGTTGATCTAGAAATACTTAAATTTCTAAATATAGTATATTTATCATTTACAGTAGCTCCACCACCTAAAGTAATATTACCACCACCACTAGCTCCAGCTCCAGTTACCGAATATTGTGCAGCACTAGATGGACTAGAAGCTAAAGTTAATGTAGTATCTGTTCCACTAGAAGTTTTTATTACTACTAAATCTGCATCGGCAAAAAATTCAAATGGTACACTAAATGCTGTTTGACCACCACTAGCAGTATATTGTACTCTAGGATCTGTTGCTGATATTGTAATGCTCATCTAAGTCCTTCTTTTTCAACTTCATCAAATAATGAATCTAAAAACCATACATTTTGAAAGGGTAAAAGTCTACGCACATTCTTTGCAGTATGATGATTGTATTTACCTGTACCCCAAGAAAAAGCTATATCTGCAATATTTTCTAATTGAGAAGCAGTTGGACCAAGAACATCTGCTATTGGCATACCATAAGGCCCAAGATTTTTTTTCTGGTTGTATGTTCCATAAGGTTTTTTAGATCCTAACAAAGGTCTAGCTCCTATTTGATTATTACTTAATCTTTCAATAGCATTATTAATATCTGAAAAATATCCACCTAAACCAGATCTATCAAATGCATCTACTAATTTTTGACCAGTAGGTTTTTTACTATAATCTCTATCAAATGCTTTTTGTCTAAATGCATCTACCATAGCACCAGCAGCCATTAACATTAAAACACTTTGTAAAAATAATGCATCTCTTTCTTGCATACCTCTAAACAACATACTTTGAGTAGAAGCTATACCAAATTTTTTAAATTGTAATATTATTCCACCAAGTTCTGTATTAGACCATAATGGTACATCACCTTTACTTGGAGTAACAATATCTATTCTTGCTTGTTTACCTAGTGCTGCATGAAATGCTTTAGTAGCTTCTATTGCTTCATCAGTTTGATCCCATGCTTCTGTATTACCAACACGCATATATTTATAATTATCACCAACAGACTTCCATGATTTAGCATTTTTTCCATATCCATGTTTTGTATATTGAGTATATATTTTTTTAGCTAGATCATCTGTTATACCAAGATTTCTTAATCTCATTTTATTAACTTTATCTAACTTACCAGTAAGAACTAATTTTTCTATTGATTCTAACATTCTAGATCCATTAAAAAATACAGCCATTGTTTTAACACCTGTGTTCCATGGATTACTTAAATTTAAAAATGTAAAATATAAATTACCTACTGAGCTAACACCTCTTTCAAATTTATTAAAAACTCCGTGAACATCGTCCATTCCATACATTGACATAGCTCTTTGACTTGTTGCCATATCTAATGCTTCACCACCAAGATTTGCTGATCTTTTAGACATTTTAAATATTTCTTTTCCCATTCCACTAGAATACATCTCCCAAGATAATTTAAAAGTTTTACCAACTCCATTTATTGCTACTAATCTTGCTGTATCAACTACTTGACTAATTCCTGTTAACATAGTTGTTGCATTATATAATTTACTTATTCTTATTCCTCTACTAATTGCTCTATTTGGATCTTCTGCTAAACCATATGTACCTCTAGCTAATCCAATAGATGCATCTAAATCTTCTAATATTTGATCTTTTTCTTTTATTAATTTTTTTGTTTTTGCAGTCATAACTTTTTTACCATTTACAACTTTCAAACTATCTTCAATCATATCATCATATTCTTCGGCTATTTGTCTCATGCCTACAATATTTTTACCAGCTTGATAGTTAGATCCATATCCCATTGGATCACCAAATCTTTTTGTTATTTCAATATCTGGTATAGTTTGATTGTAATACATTCTGTTTATTATATTTATATCTTTTTCAATAAACCCAGCCGCAGCCAATTCTTCATAATCTATATCTAAATTTCTAGCTTTAAACCTAGATGATATTCTATCCATTTTAGTTAATAGTTCTGTTTCTAATAATTCTTTTTCACTAGCGTTCATTGTAGAATATCTTGATAATCTTTTAAATTGTCTAGCTATATTTTCGTATGCTATGTAAGGTTGGTATTCTACAAAACTTTCTATTATTTTATTTATTTCATCATCTGATAATTTAGTTCCTGATCTTGCTATTGCTCTACGCATAAGTAATTCAAAATCTGCAAACCTTCTAACTATTTCATCTTTTTTATAAAGTATAGGTACATACATACCTTTTCTTAATATTCCTTTTTTTATTAATGCATCTCTATCTTTTTCTAACTTTCTTATTCTTGCTGCTATATTTGCTTTAACATCTGCTTTAGTTACAGTTGCTTCTAATAAAGATAAATATTGTATTTGAGCATTTGCCCATTGTGGTACAATTTCTAATGTTTCATATTCTTTTCCAATAATATTAAAAAAATCATCTGATCCTTTTGATGCTTGTATTACTTCTGGCTCTACATTTTTATTACCCATTCTATAAGAAGTAACTTGTTCTCTAAATTGTTTAGGAGACATTACTTTTACATTACCTTTATTAGTTCCAAATTTAGTATCTAAAGTTCTTTCAAAAAAACCTTGTGGTTTTATTCCTAATCTTTTTAAATAATCAGTATATGCTGCTTCTATAATTGTAGTATTTTTTAATACTAATTCTGTATATCTAGCAGCTATAGATCTTTCTATTGTTTGTGTAACTGTTATTCCGTCTTTAGTATTTTTAACTTGATACAATTTACTTTCTAAAATATTTTCTATCATTATTTGAGCATTACTAATTCCTTTTTGTAATACTCTAAACACAGGATTAATTCCTGAATCTTCAGCTAATAAACCTAATCCAGTTTTTTTAATTTTATTTAATTTTTGTAATTCTTCTTCTCTTAACAAAGTGCTACTTTTAGGAGAAGCTGCACCTACACTATACTTACTATTAAATATTACATCATCTGCTGCATCTAATGCATCAGCAGTTTCATCAAAATTTTTACCAACACTTCTTGGCAAACTAGGAAACATTGCTGGTATAATAAAACCACCAGCACTAATTATTAATGTTTCATTCATTGGTCTTTCATCAGTAAATAATCTTTTAGATGCTTCTTCTGCTGATACTATACCACCAAATCCAGCAGCTCTTTTTAATCTACTACCAGTCATTAAAAAACTACCAGCTTTAGTAAATGCAAATATACTTGATGGATCTAATAACCCACCAATTATTCTACCAATAATATAAGCTGGAGATCCACCTACTTTAGATTGTTTATCATAAAATTTTTTTATTAATTCTTTAGTATGGTCTGCATTATTACTATGCATAAAATTACCAATGTAATCTTTTAAATTATCTAATTGTGGATCTGCAAATATATTATAATCAGGATCATATTCATAAACACTTGTTTCACTATTAATAGCTTTAACAGCGTGTAATGCTCCAAGAGTTAATATGTTTTCATCTATAACTCCAGTACCAAAATTTACACCAGCTTGATAAATATCTTGAAAACCACTTGTTCTATCAACAGGTTTAATATCTTTATATGTACGAAATGATGGACCACCACCAACTCCAACTTCAGGCATTATTTTTCCTCTACATTATTTGTATATTGACCTTTAACCCACGCCATTAAAAGATTTGCCCTTCTATCATTACGAACAAATATTCCTTTTTTATTATCATCTCTAGCAGCTAAACCATCATTATATAATTCTTGCAATACTGTAACAGGTCTTGTTGCATATCCACTATCTTCTGCTCTTAAAGCAGTACCATCATTATTATATGCAGTAAATGTACCCATATATTTTTCATCACCTGTTTTCATATAATTAGATAATGCTTGTGTAAATGCTGGACCAAGCAATCCTTGATATTGCATATCACCAAGTACAATTTGTAAAAGTGAATTTTTAACTCCACTTATATCTACATCTAAATTTGACATTTTTTGTTTTGCTATTGTTCTTGCTTCATCTATTTTAATTCTTGTAATTTCTTCACCATCTTTTTTATTTAATTTTTCTTCTTTGTTTTTTAATTTTTGAATACTATACCCTCTATCAGTAAGTTCTTTTATAACCATTTCATTATTTAATGATAATCCATATCCTATTGTAGGATCGCCTTTTATATTTTCATATGCTTCAGAAGAAAATATACCACCTTCTTCATTTTCTATAACAAAATTATAAAGACCATCAGTATAAGTAATTCCTAATCTATTACCTTCGTTAATTTTTTTTTGTATTTTTTGTGATTGTTCTTCCCAATCATCATAACTATAATCTAAGCCAGGTATTAAGTTTGCTACTATTTCTGCACCTTCTTTACCTAAATTATGAATATCGTTTTTTATTTTAAATAAACTAAATTGTGTAAACTCAGCAAGTTGTTTTCTAGAACTTGATAAAAAACCATCACCTATAATTCTATCATATTGTTTTTTTCTATCTACAAATCCTTCTGACCATTCTTCAATGTATGCATCTGTTCTTAATTTATCAGGTGTAAATTGTAAGTAATCTGGTAAACTACCTGAAAAATCATAAGGAGCATAAAGACTTGTTTCTTCATTAGGATTAGATAAATCATAAAAAGTACCATCACCATCATAATCTATTCTTATTCTATAAGATGGTCTGTCTACTCCTGAACTTTTATCATAAGTAAATCTTATTGTTTTATCATCAATCATTTGAAACAAATTATTTTGATCCATAAATTCTTCAGTAATTCCCATCTCTCTTCTATTTTCTTCACTCATTCCATACAAACGATTTTGTATTGTATGTACTGCATCTGTTCTAATTTCATCTTCAGTAAGATATTCACTGTATGTGTCCATTATAGGAAATTTAACTAATTCTTTAGCCATATTATTCGAAATTATACCCTTCACCATTAAGATCACTAAGAGCAAACTTAATAATTTCATTAATATCATTTTGTATTTCTCTACCAGTTCTTATTTTTAATTCTTTTTTTGTTATTGGTTTTCCTCTAGTTGAATAATAACTTACCATATATTGAGGTAATCTATCTAATAATTCTTCTACCATAGAATCCATTTGTAATTGTTCTTTTTCTTGATCTGTTACTACAAAGTGTCTTAACAAAGGAACATCTATTAATGGTTTTACTGCTGGCTCTTTAAGTATTCCAGTACCAACATTTGTTCCCATATTTACACCAAACACTGATATAGCTGCCATTTCCATTTTTGATTGTAATTCATTAGCTAATATATTTTCATCTACTAAACTTAACTTTTCATTAAAGACTTCTATTAATCCATCTGCTTCATCTAATTTATAATCATTATGTATTTGAAACCAATTTTTAATAAAATCACCTTCAATAATTCCACCAGAAGTATTCTCTCTATAACTTTTATAATCTTTATAAAATTCTGCTAATAACATTTGATCCTCATTAGACACACCTTCTATACCCATTCCTTTAACTGAAGGTATTTCTTGTAAAGAATTGAGCATACCAGCTATTTCTATTAAAGTATCTCTATTACCTTCTACATCTAAATTTAAAGGATTATGTAAATTGCTAGATATATATTCTGTTAATACAGGAGGAACTACACCCATATTCATAGCATATTGTTTTAATTGAAAAAAATGACCACTAGATTCATCTGCAACTAATTCATTATTCATCATTTTAAAATTATATTCTAATGATAATGTGTTAGATGTTTGTCCAGTCATATCATAAACATGTTGTTCAATAATTAAATTTTTAATTTCTTTTCTATCTATTTCATTACGAGGTATTCCTTCGGCTAATAATAATTCTTCTATTCTACCTATAGTACCATTCCATGTTCTATTATATTTACCTAGTTTTAAATCTACATTTTTATAAATAATAGAATCAGTATCTCCTTTAGCATCAAATAATATTTTACTCATACCACCAATAATAATACTTTTTTTATTTGCATTAGTTATTGCTTCTCTATCTTCAACTGTTGCATTTAAAGCATTTAAATTTTTTGTTAATGTTGCTTCATCAAACGCAGTATAAGGTTTCATTGCACTATCTAAAAATTTATTAATTTGTGTATTATATTCTTGTGTTATTGCATTTTTAATTTTTAATTGTTCTGTTGTCATTTGTGTATGTATATTATCTACATACGTTAAAGCATTTTGTTGAATTGATATTCTTTCATCATCTGTTGTATTTAACAATGTGCTAAATCCATCTAAATTATCTACATCAGGATTTTCTAAATATTCTTTCATATTTTTTTTAATTACACCTAATGTAAATTCTACATTTGTTTTTTCATCTGCTTTACCTATTGGCTCAAATATTTCTCCATCTCCATTTAAATCTTTTTGTAAAATAAATTCTTGATCTAATACTTGTGCAGATTCTAATAATGATCTATTTTTAGAATTTAATCTTGCTCCTTCAAGTGCAATTTGTTTTTGTCTTTTCCAAACAGAAGGGTGAGGTAATGCTCCAGCATATTGTGGATCTAATGCATTATACATATTTTCATATGCTACAGATTTTTCTGTAAACTCTGCTAATACAGAAGATAACATTTCATTATCATAATCTTTATAATCTATATTTTCTAAATGTCTTATAGTGTTACTTAACCAAACACTTGTATCATCATCATTTAATTTTATTAAATCAGTTTGTTGTTTATTATAATGTCTATTAATTATTTGTTGACCTTCTCTAGCAGCCATCATACCAACATATTGTTTAGCCCAACCTTTATATCTTTCAGGCACTTGATTAACTAATGTTGAAACATAAGAATCTACATTTTTAGTAAACCCATTTGGATTAACTCTATTATCCATAGCAAAATCATTAATTGCTTTATAACTATCAATACTAAATTGTGCTTTCCATTTTTCTTCTTCCATAGTAGCAACTCTTTTAGTTTGCACATCTAAAGCATTACCAATACTTTCTGATGCTGTAGCTAACCAATCACCACTATATGTTGGAACTACACCCATTCTACTAGCTATAGAACTAGGTGTAACTTGTGTTTGTTTTTTACCAGTTGTTAATGCCATTATAATCCATACGGATAATTTTTCCGCCCTGTACTATTGTATTGATATTTTAAATTTATTTCAGGTTGCTTGTTACCTTGCATATATTTATATGTAGCCATACCACTTGTTAGCTCTGCTATAATACTTGCATAACCACCAAACACTAAATCTTTTTCTTTCATTCTATTTTCAAAAATCATTTGACCGTATTTTTGATTTACTACTTTACCCATTAAACGAATATCAGCTAAATCTTTATCTCTATTTTTTTTAACTTGATTATTAATATTTAAAAAACTCATACTATCATCAGAATATCCTGTAATAGATTGGAAAGCTAAGTTTTGTCCTAACTCTGCTTCTGCATCTGCTCTTCTTTGATTTTCTGCTTCTAAAGCTCTTAATGCTGCTAATCTAGATTCTGCTGCTATTCTATAATTTTCTCTAGCTAATGCAGCTCTTTGTGCTTGTATACTAGATATTTGACCAGCAGTTTGTACTCCTGTACTTATTGCAAATAATGTTGCTGCTTCTACACCACTCATGCGAACTGTATCTCCATAGCTATTCCTAATACCTTTAATGGTAATGGATCGTTTTGGCTAATAGTAATTGTAGGACTTTTACTGTAACCTAAAAAATTAAATTCTTTTTTTGCTGTAACTGCAGTTATATCTGTGCCAGAAGTAAACCCAGCTTGTTGTATTACTAACTCTTTAGAATTTAAATCTTGAGCTTTCATTGTTATATCTAAACCACCAGATATATCTACAATAGCTTTATTAACTCGTCTTGGTTGACCTGTAAGTGG